ATACACCTTACTTTAACGCGGCCAAGGTATTCAGGATCAATACGATCCTCGACTACGCCTGTAAACCACATAAAACCGTTACGGCCTAAAAAATTTTTGTCTAGTATCATTTTATTTTTACCGATAAATGTTTTCTTTTAATACACTCACTATACGCCATAAATGGCCATTTCTATTAAGTGTACGCCAGCCATTGTTATTTGTCTTTTCCCTTATTACGGCCTAATATCCGAGACAAGGCAGTTGCTAAACTGACTTTATCTTTGATATATTCTCTTAACCCACTCTGGCCCTTAAAGAAATATAGTGTTTTTAGACTATATAGACCGTCCTGAAAGGCCGCTAGAGTTTGTTTATATGAGGTTTTGATCTTTTCTATCATATTATTCATTGTTTTCTCTGTTTTCGTTGAGATTGTTCTCTCTTTGTTTGCTCAGATGTTATATTCTCTATTTCTTTCATATTATCTGATATAATGGCCTGTATCAGTTGCCAATTTAAGGTGGCCAGCCCTATCATACCTATTGCTATTATTAATATTATTATTTCTATCATAATTTTCCTATCATATTGCCGGAAGCGTCGGACTCGAAGGATTCTCAAAGAATCTCTTAGCCTATGTCAATGCCTCCGTTTTTGATTTATCTATATCGGATGATAGTGTCTGTAAGTATCTTTCATCATCTTCAAATACTGATATAATCTGTGCGTTGTTTTTATCTTTTAGTTTTACTAAATCTGTCTCTGTATTTACAGGCAACATATTACGTACAGCGTCTTTTGAACATCTAATCATCATTTCGTGTCTATTGTCTATACGGTTTATCTTATGTTTTATCTGTAATACTAGATAACGGCCAGAATAGTAAGGATTCATTTCTTGGCTCTCACCTGGATTTATTGGTTTTGCTGATGGTAGACTAAACGATATAAGATCACCAGCGTGTACTTTGGTGTTACCTGGAACGCTTAGGAGTAGGTTGTTGTTCATTAATTGCTGTCTCTGTGATACAGAATTAGATATTAAATCTCTATTAGGCACAGGCTCATAACCATTATGTACTTTACTTGTAGCCGCCGTACTCATAAGTTTTTGTAATGGTTGCTCTGATAGTGTTTTCTTTGTGTTATCAAACACCGAGTGTGGTTGTATAAATTTTATGCCTGATCTAGCACCATTGCTGTGTTCAGTATGAAAAAAGTTACCATATGTGCTGTGATAGTCAAAATCGTGTGTTTCTATCGTCTTATAAAATAAATCTGTATCTACAATACGACTGGCAAATAGGCCCTCTGATAAATCTTCTAGTGTGTTTACAGGATCATCAAAACTATAATGTTTTACACTTCTCATTGCCTGCTCTACATCTACATTACCACCAGTTCTTGTATTGGCTGGTTGTAAGTGATACTTTTCAACAACAGGTCGTGCCGTGTGTCCTCGTATCGCCAATAATGACTCAATTGATCTAAAGTGATAACCTCTTAATGTTTCAAAAAATAGATAGTTGGCATTTTCATATACTTGCGATATAGTTTGTGTTGCTAAAAACTCTATTGCCTTAAACGGTCTCATATTTGGTATTACAAACTTTGAATTAGATTTAGACTCTTCTATGTAGCATAGTTTTCTACTATCAAGGTATTTTTCATCTTTTAGTATCTCTGCTACAGCATTTTCAATAGGGCCTTCAAAAGCACGAGATACTTTTGATATACTATTTCTATATGCCTCTCTACTTGTAAAGTGTAGTCTGTAAACCATTTGACGACCAGTACCACCTGATGGTCTGATCTTTTCTATCTTGTAAATGTAAAATGGGTCGCTTGTTTCTTCGCTTGTGTCGACTCTATCTTCTTTAGCAGAGCCTGGTGTATAAAATTTTAGTTCTAATCTTTCTAAACCTGTAAGTGGTAAGACCGTTCTAATATCCTGAGCATCAGCTAAATCTATCTCACCTGTTACACATTCCATAGATATATCTTCAACTATTGATAAGTTCATAAGTTGAGGTAAGATATTAATTCTTAATGATTCTGTAGCGTTATCGGGATCTGTTCTATAAGATATAATATTACAAAGTTCTAATCTAAAATCGCCAGCGTATCTTAATAGTTCTTTGTCTTCATTTAAACTAGCCATAGCATTATCTTCTAATCAACCTTTCAAATTCTTCCAAGAACATAGGTAAATATCTAGGATCAAGTAATTTGATTTGTCTTTTTCTATCTTGTTCTCGTCTTTCATATTCATAATTTGATACAGACTCAGCACCTGCCTCTGTCTCGTTTACTTCTATTTTGTGCGAATAGTCATCTGGACCATTGCCTGTTGTAGGCCCACTTGATTGTGTAATCTCATAGTGATGTACAGCCTGAGGATTTGTGTATTTGTCTTTTACATACTTTTCAAAGTCTTGGTCTGATAATGGCCAGCCATAGTATCTATCTGTTATGTCATTTAATAATAATATAATCCAGAAATAGTCTGTTGTGCCAAAATGTTTGTAAGATGTGGTTTCTGGTTGTTCACCACTAGGCACACTATATTTTGAGAATAGAGCAGCGTTAGTTTTTAATTGTTCTCTAACTTTTATTCTTCTAAAAATATCTGTTACTATTTTAAAATTCTTTGTGTTGTCAATATCATATAGTAACTTCGGAAATGTTTCGAAATATCTTGCCATTTTAATATCCGTCTGCTATAGTTTCTTTTGTCATTATCTCTGTCTCTGTAAATGATAATGTCATTGATATTTGTACAGGAGCAGCGCCATCATTATCAAATTGTCTAAATGTGGTAAATTCTTCACCACCATAGTTTATCTCACAGCCTGTTAATACACATCTACTAATTTTGTTTAGATAATTGTTAAGTTGACCTTGATAAGCATAGTGTATTTCAAACTCACTAGGCACTTTGAAATATCTACCACCAGCTACATCAAAACTTAAACTTGGATGCATATGATATTTAAATAATGTTATAATTTTGTTTATGTCTTCAACTTCTTCTTTGTTTCTAGCAGTTAAGTTAAATGAATAATTAAATGCTCTATGATTTACCTTTTCAAATACTACTTCACTAAATGGGTTCTCAGCAAAACCTGTAATCTTTGTTATGGCACCACCAACATCACCAGCACCAAAAGCCTCTAAAGTACCAACACCTAATCTTTTAGCTGCCTCAAAACCAACACCACCTAGGCCACTTAAAAATGCCTTCATTTGTTCCTCATCATTCTTAGCACCTGCTACTGCCATACCAGTTCTAGCACCTACACCAGCCATACCTAATTCAGTAGGGCCATTTGCTACATCATATTTGACATTTATTCCTGGTGGCATATACAACGCTACAGCCGCTGTTGCTACATTATGAGTTGACCTTTCTGAAGTCACACTATTTTTTGTAGGTCTACCAATTTTTACCGCTGAGTTAGTTCTACCGTCTCTTAATCTGGCCACATTATAAGTTGTTTCAACATCACCAGCACCATCGCCTGTGCCTGTCTCTGTTACAAAGGAAGAACCTAATAATTGTTCGTTAAATTGTTTATCCTGAAATTTGCTATGTGTGTTTGATATTACATAGAAAATCATATAATGGCCTTGATCAGTATTACCTAAATCTCTAGGAAATTTTATGTTTGTAAACTCTAACGGATCAGATTGCATATGAGCCGTAGGCGCCTTCTTGTCTCTTAACTCCAGTTTAGAAGTTTTTAACAAGTCTTGTGCCATTGACTTTGATTGTTGAGAGGCAAGAGCATTCTTTAAAATACCGCTACCTAAACTTAATAATGATCCTAATTTTATTGATGCCATTTATAAACCTATATATTACTAATATTTATATGAGAAAACGAGCAACATACAAAGGTATTTACCGACCATCTAATCCAAAGAAATACGCTGGCGACCCTAATAAAATTGTTTATCGTTCTAATTGGGAGCGTAAGTTTATGGTGTATTGTGACCGTAACGAGGATATTATATATTGGGCAAGTGAAGAATTAGGTATACCATATGTCAATCCTATTGACAGAAAACGACACACTTACTATCCTGACTTTATCATAAAAACCAGCAAAGGCAAGCGATATATGATAGAGATAAAACCATTAGCACAAACTAAAAAACCAAAGGTTAGATCAAAGAAATCTAAAGGTTTTATGAGAGAAAGTTTAGAATATATCAAAAATGTATCTAAATGGCAAGCCGCTGATGTATATTGTAATGATAATGGTTTAAATTTTAAAATTATTACTGAAAAAGAATTAGGTATCTACTAAGCGGTCTTAAATATTTTCTTAACATTCATATCACTAGTCGTAGTCGACTCAGCAATATTAGTTACCGTTGTATTAGATGATGTTGTATTTGTAGTACCACCTGTTACAACATTCATACTAGGAGGCATAACACTTGTTGAAGCAAACTCTTGGCTGTCTTTGTTTAGTTGGCCACCATTATTCATAAATTCATTTGGTTCAATCATTGGTGTATTAGATTTTGGTAATCCATTTGTTTCTGTGTTGCCAACCATACCTACTTTGTCTTGTACAAATGACTCAATATTTCCTGTGGTGTCTTCCAAAGCATAATCAATAGGCGCCATTCTATTTGCCTTAGCGTGATCTTCACCTCGGCCTTCTTCTTTTATGATAGCAGCATTTAATTTTTTAAGTTGGTATCTATAAAAATTTTTATCTAATGTACCATCACTTTTTGGTCCTTCAATTAATATTCTATCTCTAGCTTTTATTAATTCTTCCATTGTATTTACCGCTAGTTTACCAACTTTTGCTATAGGCTCACTTATGTCAGGCACATTTTTAGGCCCCTCTATGACAGATTTTTCTAATGCTACTGCTTTTGCTGTTTCTGTAGCGTCACCATTTGTGGCTGTGTCAACACTAAAACCAAAGAAACTAGCCACTTTATTTTTGATTGCCTTAAAGGGTGATAAAAACATTTCTTTTACACTATCAACCACGCCTGTAATAGTGCTGACAACCTTGTCAACAAAATCACCAATAGCATTTTTTACACTTGTTTTAATCTCATTAAATTTATTTGGTATATCCACGGTAAAAAAGTCAGTAAAAGCCTGAACGGCATTTTTTATAGCTTCTGGTAAAGTTCTAAATGCTATTTTTATATCTTGTACCATTTGACTTTCTATGCCAAAAAATTTTAATGTAGCGTCAACTAATGAAAAGAAAGCGTCACCGATAATACTAACAAGTCTTATTGGTAAATCAAGGAATATTGCTTTGATACCTGATAGAAAAGCACTACCATCACCTTCAAATAAACCTTTTAATATGTTTTGTACAGCTGTAAATGCTTCACCAAAAAACCTTATAATATTTTCTATTATAGGAAATATATCTTCTTTAATAGATGTAAAAGCTGCCTTTAAACCATCAAATATTTTTTTAATTATAGGTTTTAAATCTTCACCAAACTTATCTAAATTTAAGGCAAAGGCCAATAATAGACCAAACAAGGCAGCCTTACCTAATAGGCCTTTGAATATCCCAAACACAGGCATAATTGTGGATTTAAAACCATCTGTTATATCTTTTATCTTATCTTTAAATGCTGATAAATCAAATGATCTTTCTGGATCACCACTTAATGCCTCTTTTTCGGCCTCTGTGCCTTGTGCCTCTGTAATAAGTCTTTCTCGTCTTGCTTCTTTTGTAGCAGCCGCTATACCACCAAAATACACCACCATTTTTTTAATACCACCACTAATAGATTCTAGGAAACTTGTTTGTTGTTTTTCTTCCTCTAATTCTAAACCACCGTTAGCTGTATCAGCGCCAACATTTTTTAGTCCTTGAAAAGAAAAGGCAAGTTGTTTACCTATCTCTAAAGCAGATTCTTCTTTTAGTGTTATTTCAGCGGCCATTTATTATCTTTTTGGTTCTTTTGATGATGAAATTTTTGATGATTTACCATTTACATATAAACCAAACCAAGCAGCGCCAGCGCCAACAACGACAGATACAAAACCTGCCTGAGCATTGTTAGGGGCGTCTAAAGCCATAAACCAAGTCATTGTGTTATAAAATACTAGGCCATATAAGACCATCATAATTCTAGGTACCGTTCTCCAATTAGATAAGAATTGTGGTAGTTCTTCTTTTAAAAACCACCATACCCACTTAATTGTTTTGACGGTTTTAGATGTAGTTTCTTCAAACATTATTTGTTCCTCTCTCGTCTTCGTTTTTCGTTTTCGTCTTTTATATAATTTACCAACAGAGAAATATATATCTCCCTTTCCCACGGTATCATTTCTTCTAACTCACTCAAGCTATATTTATGATGTTGCATCAGAGCAAAGTTAGTTTCATAATAGTTCTCTAAACTATCGTGTGAAAGGGCTATCCGAAAAAATCGGTCAGTCCTTTTAATGTAACTTCACTCTCAACCTTTGTATTAGGGTTTGTAACCTTAATCTTATGCTCAAGTCTAGGCATAGATGAAAAGAAACCTTGTATTTTTCTCATCTGGTCACCAGTAAGATTGTCAACAAAATCAGTTAACTCTTGTGGTGTGCTGTCTTTCGCATAATAAATCTTGTCGCCCTCATAAATGTGGTCAACAGACTTTTTAATTAAGTCATACATAGCAGAAACTTTTATATTGTCACCTAAAATACCTGAATCAATAACTTTTAATGATGGATATTTTAAAACAACTCCTAGTTTTCTACTTTCATCTAATACAATATTGTTGTTGTGAGTATCGTCAACATAAACCTCAACTTTTGTTAAGTCAACATCTACGTTACCATATGATTTCTTATCATCTGGACATAAAACTTTTAACTTAGCAATTTCACCAACACTTTTAGCTCTTACATTTAAAAAGATATATTCAATGTCAAATATAGGGTATTCGTCTGGTTCTACTGTACCAAACGTACACGCTTTAACAATGTCTTTTACTGCTACTAACATTTCTTCTGGTTTTCCAGATTCTAATGCTACTAACAATATTTTTTCCTCTTTTACTAAAAAAGGTCTAAAAGATATGGTTTTTTGTTGAGATGGTAATGTCAACTCATATTTTGCTACATTAGCTATAGGCAATGCCATAATTTACTCCTTCAATTATATTATAAAAATGGTGGGAATACTTTCCCTCCAAATACTGAGCCAATCGGTACTCTTTGTCTTATCACGTTAACAACGTCTCTACCAGCTCGTCTTATTTCTGGTGGCAATTTACTTAACAATTTTCCAAATGCTCCGTATTTGTACTTAACGGTAGGTTTCTTAAAGCCACCACCTACTGTATAATTTCTCACTTCATCAATAGAAAGGTTTGACCAGTTTCTATAATAAAAAGAGATATTAATTTGCATAATTTCGTTTGGTGTACCATAGTTTAATGGCACAGCAGTAATAGTTTTAGGATAACACTCATACATATGAACACCATAAGCTATTCTATCTCTAAAGGCGTCACCTGAAAAAGCACCAAGAGCATATATTCTAATACCACCTGTGTACTCATCATAAAAGTGTACATTGTTTGTTGCCAAATCCATTGCTGAGTTTTGCCATAATTCAAAAAATGATCTTTGTCTTAAAAATTTATCAGCGTAAAAAGATAATGTTATCTCTTGCGAATAACTATGACCATAAACTATTTCTCTTTTTGGCCCATATGTTTTTAATGGTGCTGTATCTACATTTCTACCTGGTAGTTCAGCAGCAAAGCAAAATGCTCTTAAGCCTCTTTGTAATTCTGTTTCTGCCTGTAATTGACCAGGTAAAGTTGATCGTTGTACTTCTTCTTGGAAAGTAAACTGATCAGCACCTGCCTCATTGGAAGCTTGTTCATTTAAACCTCTTGGTAAAATAAAGTCTACCATAAATCTATTTGGTCTAGCAAAGCCCTCACCCTCGGCCATTTTACCTACAAATCTACCTAATGTAGATTCAGGATTACCTTGTACTCGTCTTAATCTAGGATCGTTTTGTACATTGTCTAATGATCTATCTCTAGGAATACCAAATCTTATATCTGTACCGAATATTCTTTTGCCGCCTCTTAAAATTGCCATTAAATCATACCTCTACTGTCTGCCCATACTTTGCTTGTACCTGCTTTAACAAATCTTTGTACAGGTAGATAAGCTGCTA